TCTTCTCTATCTCATTTTTGGAGTGGTTGCTTTTGTACGTTACCTGGGAGAACTTAAACATTTTGTTGTAGTTCTTCGCTTTCCATGCTTCAAGGAACTTGACAAGGGTCTCTTTGGGTGTCATGTTTGTTTGTTTTGTTTGCAATTATTGATAACTCGTTCCTAAAATAGAACTCCGTTGGTTGTCCTTTTCGGATTCAGAATTCAGCCTGTTGATCTCTTCTTTCGCGTCAATGGTAAAAGGCGACTGCGAAACGGCGGTTTTCTGCGAAAGGATCGCCTTCCCCCCGGTGGCTTCCACGAGTACCTTCACCGCCTCTTCCAGGTTATCCGGCAATACGGATCCAAACTTCACTTCAATTTCATTTTCATTCAGTTGGTTCTTATATTTTACCGCGGTTATCTCCCCGATCCCGGCTTTTACCACGGAAACCATTCGTTGCACCGCTTCAATGAGATCATCCCGCTCAGAGGCTTTCAGGATCGCATCCATAAACATTAGCTTCATGGCAATCCCGGTCACGTTTCCAATCCCTTTTACATTATCGAAGGAAAGATCCGGAGTAGAGCTCATGGAAAAAATCCCGTTGCGGAGAGTTTCCAATTCCAGTTTGATGGATTCCGGAGTTTGGTCCCAGGTTAGATATTTCGCATCTCCATGGGTTATTTTCCCATCATCATCTTCAACCATTTCGAATTTGAGCATCTTTCCGACTTCTTCTTTAGATGGTGCTCCTTCCGCGTCTCCAAACATCATAACTAATGGTTCAGCGAAGTAGTCATTTGTATCGGCAAGGCGACTGATCCGGGTTTCAAACTCATCCATCAGCGTGGCGACGTCTTCCCATTCCGGGTTGTCCTGCTCGCCATAAACAACCGGTATTTTCTTGAATAAATTAGGAGCTGTTTTCGGGATCCAATCTCCATCTTCTTTCGTTGCAGAGATCGTTAAGTTAGAAGTGTAGATCTTTATATGCTCCCTTTCTTTTCCGTCACTTCCTTTTGCCGAGAACTTCCAGATGAAAGCATCCATATCCCCGTAATCATCGAAATGCGGGTAAAACTCCCCGGAATCAACAGTCAGCAACTTAGCCCGCAACCGTGTTTTTTTAGCCCCTTTCAGATCGAGCGTAGTCTGCGGATAAAAAAGGATGGCAGCTTTGGTTTCCGTCATCACGGTACGGGCGAATCTCTTGATCAGGGAGTGCATCTTTAGATCTTTCTCCCACACCCGTTTGAATTCCTTAAATCCCTCATCGGATTCACTATTCGAGTAGGTCATCTCTCCGCCAAACAGGAAAGCGACTGCAGTCCGCACAATCTTTTTCGGGTAGGCAAAAACCAGTTTTGCCACCTTAATCACTTTTTGCGCTGATCCTTCCCCTACGATCTTATTTTGTCGCATTCCCACCGACTTCGCACGGCGCTCCCGCTTTCCTTTATACTCTTCCAGGTATTCCAAAGGCGAACGATCATCAGTGGTATCCTCGCATAACTTGTCAACGATCTTCTGGAAATCGTCACCGTTATTCTTTAAGATGTCTGCTATTGAAGGCATATTCAACTTTCTTTTAAAATAGAATTGTTTGTTGTGCTTAAAAGAATCCATAGGATTCTTTTGACCCTGGCTTTTCTTCTTCTGTTTTTTCGAGTTTGAATTCCAGGAACTCCCGCATCATTAGCATGTCCATAAAGTCAGGAGAGTGCCCGATAATGGTTTTCATCTGCTCTTTTGGGATAATACAGAGCTTGCCATCCATATCCATTCTATCCCGTTTAATCGCTCTGCGCTCCTCAATGATATGGTCACGGATACTTTTCCCATCAACAATCTTTTCGGCCACTTCAGGGGAGATATAAAGCCCGTCTGTATTGATTCGCTCACCCAGCTTGTAATACATCTGCGTTTTACGGTTCTTGTAGTTTTCCCCCTTCATTGGCCTTGCGCCGTTCTTGAAGGCTCTAGCGTTCTTAATGAATCCGTCTATAAACGATCCTGCTCCGTCATCATCATAAACGATATTACTTTGAGGAACCTTGTATTTTTTTGCAAGGGCTTTCAAAACTCTGATTATATCATCTCCCTTTGCAATCGGCAGGACTTCAATATCAATCAGTCTCCACCCATCCCATACGCCGATCACAAGAAGGTCGGAGCCTTTCAGGGCTATATCTGCCGTGATACACTTCCGGCCCCGCTCAATGAAGTCATTGGAAAATGTGTCCTTGAGCTTAATGTAGTTGATCAAATCATTCCCGGCCGAGCTAATCTTCCAGTTTCCATCCAACAGAGCTGCCCGGTCTTCATCGCTTTGCGCCATCAGGTTCCCCAAGTAGCCGGGATCTTTTCGCAAAAGCTCAACATTGTTGTAAATGCTCCCTGGAATGAACGTGACCGACTTGACCAGATCATCCGTGTTGATAGTCGGATCTGCTTCGAGTAGCTTATCAACGATGTGCGGAACCTTATCGAGAACTTCTTTTTTCGAATTTCCCCAAACGTAGTTATTTCCGTCTCGCATGAAATAACGAAGCTTACCGCATCGCTCCTTGATAGGTAGTCCGTAGTTCTTGCTTTCCGGATCCTGTTCGATCCACCATTCAATGAAGTTGGCAACCCAGCTGTCAGGATCAGGGTTGCAGGTTGCACGTACATAAGGTTTAACTCCGCATGCTGAGCGGTTACGGGAAAGGAGATAAAAGAACATCTTCTCTGTGAAGTGGGTCACCTCATCAAAGCCGATAAACGGGATCTGAGACCCTTGCCAATCGAGAACGTTTTTTTCGTATTCTAAATGAGAAAACTTCATTTTTGATCCAGATGGGAATTTCCATGAAAGGTTTGATTCTCTGGGAAATCCCCCGGCTGCGTGCCATAGGCTCAGTGACGTGTCCCATAGTCCCCCTTCAGAAGTGATTTGGGGGGAGGTTCTACGAAAAATAACACCCCCAAAGTTTGGATTGGGAATATATCTCAGTGCTTCCATAAGCAAGGCAAATGTCTTGCCAGCTCCAGCAGCTCCTCCACCGATCGCAATATCGGCAGGGGAAGATAGAAAGTCTTGCTGGAATCCTTCTTGGGGTTGGATGGTTTTTGTTGCCATTATTTACCTCCCGTTGTTTGGCAGGACAATAACAGTTTGTTGTTGCTCTTTCTGCTTGTTGTCTTTTTCATAAAAACCGAGATGTTTGGCTAGTTTTTCGATCGCGTCCAGCTTGTTGTAAACCTTCACGGTTGTTATAACTTTATTCCCAGACTGGGTTTGCAATTCGGTTACCTTGATTTCTGAAATTGATTTTGCCACGGCATCCGGCAGGGTATGGATGTTTTTCACCTGCCCTGATTCCTCAATCAATTCTTTGGGATTCAACAGCATCACATCTCGAAGCTCTTGAATCAAAGTGTCAATAGTGATCTCATTTCGTTTGGCGGTTTCCGTTTGTAATTGTTTGACCCTACCCAAAACCTCACCATTCCGCATAAGATCTGAAGCTCTTCGATGAACTACATCTTCTTTCCATTTAAGGGACGCTGGGTAAGCTCTACGATATGCCTCAGACTGGTTCCCTGTCTCAACAAAGTAGGTGCAGAATGTTTCTTGTTTTGGTGTCATGCTCATTTAGTGCATTCAATTTCTTTTTCTTTTACTGCCTTCTCATATTCATCAATGGCGACGATCATCATTGCCGTGGCCCACCCCAGCGGGTTGTTATCGTTCGGGATACTGGTTTTTGAATAATACAATTCAGGGACCTGCCAGTCGTTTTTCCCGGCAATCACGATTAACTTATTCAGATAATATTTTGCCTTCCCCAGATCTCCTCTTTGCGCATAAATAATGGCGAAGTAAGCAAACCCGAAGCACCACTCCGCTTCATGTCCGTTTAGCTTTCCGTCCAGCATTTTGTTGTACATCCCGCCAAACGCCTCAATGGTTTCCGGGTTGGCAAGGTTGTAATATTTATCCCCCGCATAACGGGCCACGCCGTTTTTGCGTTCAAGGACAGTATGCACCCTACCCAATAGCACTTCTGCCATATACGGATCAACCACACGATGAGGCCAAATAAGCGTTAATAAAGCCAAATCAACACTTCGGGTCTTCGTTTCGTAAGGAAGTATTTCAGAAAGCGTTTCGGCACCTTTTCGAATTGATTCTTCTGAGACGACAAAGCCGAGTTTTTTCATTTCGTATAGTCCGCGCAAAACCGAGGCCACCGAAGAACTACGTTTCCGTTCCTCGCCCTCTTCCCACGCGCCGGAATCGGAGAAGTCCCAATATCGAAGGGCCTCCAAAGCGTCAATCAGCTTTTGCAAAACTTCCCGGTCGGCTTCATTTCGGAGAATGGTCAATCCTTCCTGTTCGCCTAAAGCAACGCCCTGAAGGATGTAACCCAACGCATCCAGCTGAAGGTTTCCCCACTGCGTTTCAATTTCGCGCAAATCGGGATAAAACCGGGGATGGATAATCCTTCTTGCATCGATGGGAAATGGCTGATTGATCAGCCAGCTGATCTTATTATCGTAGTTATCTTCCAGCCCGTGCAGGTAATCCAGGATCGTCTGCCAGGTCTGAATATATTTGTCAGGATCGTTCTCAAGGTTCGGATAGGCCTGATAAAATACATCTCTGATCCAAACATATTTCCGGTAATGTTCTCCGGAGGATGCCACATACAGCCCATTGTCCAGCCTTAGGCTGCGGTTAGTGGTGTATAGTCTTTCCTTAATCGCTTTTAGCTCTTTCATCTGCTCACGGTTTTAAGGGGCTTATTTCCTTAAAATAGAAACCGTGAGTAGGGTTTTGATATAATATAAATGTTGTTAATTGACCGGGGCCTTTTTTTAGCTTCCCGTTCATCGAAGACTTTTTTTGCCAGCTCGACAATGGTATTATGTTCATCTCTCCGTCCTTTGTCGTAGAATTCAAGACAGAGGTCGGTTAATGCTTTGAGTTCGTCTTGCAATTGCTTGATCCTTGCCGTAATCTTGCCGTTTTCCAGTAGTTCTGCAGCTTTTCGATTGATTGTGCTGGCTTGCATGTTATCGCAGTCGTAAACCATTCGGTAGGCCTCGGAGGCGTTGCCGGTTTCGATGTAGGCGTGACAGAATTTTTCTTGCTTTATGGTGAGTTGGGACATGCTTTTCTTTAAAATAGAGAGGCATGACCAGAACAACGAGTAGTGATATGGACGTTAAAAAATAATACACCGATGTTTTTATATATTTGTTGTGGTTAACTATTAAAAAAGATGAGAAATGGAGATTCTAAGCATTGTTATAGAAATAAGCATATTGCTTATCGG